CTGTGCAGAGGACAGGGGCACCCGGTAAAAGCCGGTGACCGCCATATTGTCCAGGTAAAGGTTCTGACCGTTGCGCCACCAGTCATCCTCACGCTCAAAATCCGGCATATCAATTCCCGCCAGATGGTAGGCATCCCGGAACAGCGTGTAACAGTCCGTCACCCCGTGCGCAAAGCGCCGTCCGGTCAGGTGCGGCACACAGCGGAACCGGTGAATTTCACCCCGGCAGACCAGCCACCAGGGCAGGGCACTCTTTATCTGCAGCCGCCGGTCCGCCTCGCTCAGCCAGGGCAGACCACCGGGATGACTGTGGACCAGCGCCACAATCTCCCCCTGCATCTCTGCCCGCAGCCAGTCTTCCGGCGCAATACGAAAATACGCCTCCGGCTCTGCGGAAATATTCACACAAGGGATATACCGCTCCCCCTCCGGCGTTCTCACCACGAAGCCGCACGACTCCGCTGGCGCACATCGCCGGGCGTGCGCCAATATATTGCTATAGAGCATGAGAACTCCTGATAAAAAACCCAGCCGAAGCTGGGTCATTTCGTTGGCAATCTGTTAGTAGTGATGCAGTGAAGGAGGTAATTCTTTGTTCTTAAGTCTTAGCCATGCAGAAAGATTCGTTGGTCCATCTGGCTCATTAATATCAACATCTCGTGTGTGATTGATTAAAACGTCTCTCGCCATTCCAATAACATACGAGAACTCATGGCCGTAGTTGTAGCACCTGTCAGAATAGTTCGATTGAATTTGCTTTAGCGCCGGATACAGTTCGCGGAATAATGCCTGTGAGCGGTTGGCATAATCCCATAGCCATACAAGGCTGTTTGCTTCTTTTGCGGAAAGCTCGTTGGTTTTCTTCTCTTGTTTGCCAATGAACTCACCTTCAAGCACTACCCTGTGGATGTACTCTACGGCCAGCGGGATTTGTTTAATTGAAAGTTCATCAATGCTGTCAATACCAAAACGCTGATGAACCATATTGTATGCATCGTCATAGCGAAGTCCTTTCTTTCCTACCAGCATGTTTACTGCATCGCGTAGGGGTGTGCGTTCAGCTACTGAAGTTTTACCGCCAATAGCCTTCCTCTCTTGTGTGGTAGTAACCATTGCGTCATATGCACGGATAACCTTCAGCGCAAAGGCTGCGCTAATCCACATGGCGTAGGAGTAAACAAGCTCCTTGCACACGTAGGTGCCTCCGTAGCGACCCTTCTTAGAGTCCATTGGCTTCTTAATCTGCGATTCTGAAGAATTAAAGTTATCGCCATTTTTAAATACACACATCTGTGTATTTAGAATTTCTTGAACTAACTCATTGGTTTGTTCGAGTCGCAGCCACGCAGCAGGCTCATGACGACGCTCTTTACCTGATGCCTTGTGCAGGTCATTAAGCGAGTAACGCCCCTCTGAATCCATATGAATCTTGACGTCTGAAATGGTGATGCTGTTAGTGCAATTTAATGTTGACTTTGCTAAACTTGCCATATCAATAATTCCTATCTGATTTGTTGATACCGAAGCCCCGACTGTTCCAGCAGTTGGGGTTTTAACTTTTTAGGCTGCGAATAAGACGCTGCACTATTTCTGAATTTAAAGACCTGCCCTCCTCCTTAGCCTTTTCCTTCAATTTTTCTTTAATCTCTGGCGGGATATGAATCCCTAATGGAGCGATGTCTCTAACTTTCATTTCCACCTCACTTGCTACACCGTGATAACTAAATACTATACCGTGTTTATTTAAAGTCGAAAATTTGTTGCCTACACTGTGTAGCTACGCACAGCGTGCAGGAGGAGAAATGAAAGGTGCAAGAGATATCAGTCCATTGGGGATTAGGATTCCAGACTATTTAAAGAAACGCATTCAGCAAGAAGCGGATAAAAACGGCAGATCAATGAACTCAGAGATCGTGCTTATCCTTCAAAAACATGTTGATAATCTTGATGGCTCTCGCTCACTTGAAGGATTCGCTAACCAAGAAGCTGATAAATTCAAAGAGGCGCTACTTGAGACGTTAAAGACCATGTATGCTAAGGATGAAAAATAATGCTGCACACAATTCATTTCTTATGCCCCGTTAACACTGCCACTGTTGGGCAACTTCAGAACCACTGTCTCACCGCATTATCTCAAGGCGCAACTGAATTAAATATCCATATATCAAGTCAGGGAGGGGAAACTGCCGCTGGCTTTACTGCGTATAACTTTCTTAAGTCACTCCCTGTTACCGTTAGAACTCACAACATAAGCAATGTTGAATCCATAGCTAATATCGTTTTCCTGGCTGGCTCAGAACGTTTCGCAAACCCATTATCAAGATTCCTGTTACATCCTCTATTATGGTGCTTTGCCTCCCCAGCCGCCGACCATGCCAGATTGAGAGAGTACGGGAAATGCCTCGATAACGATCTTGATCGCTTCGTTGAGACGTTCAATATCGACATCGGAACCCATATTAGGTGGGCATCCCTGATAGCAGACTCGACCATTTTGGATGCTAACAAGGCTCTTGAGCATGGCATAATTAATTCCATAAAAACTGCAAGGCTGGCATCCAATCAGGCAAACTGGTGGGTTGTTTGATGGGTAAATCATGATTACTCCTTATAAAAAACCCACCTGACGGTGGGCATAATCCATTACTGCGAAAGTTTGTTAATGGAAAGGAAGCTGCCAAAGTTGCCGACATTCCTGCGCAGTTCACACCCGCGCATGCACTTGCTGCATCTGTCCTTACGGATATCCGTGGTGGGGTTGTCGAACTCATCCGCCACTGCCGGACCGTTATACCCGCATTCATCGCCCCGGTAATCCCATATACAGGTGTTCGCCAGCATGATGCGACCGGGAAACAGCGCACCGTCCGTCTCCGTCGGTGTCGCCAGCACAAACGAGGCCGTCATGGCTGTCAGCTGCGACATCTGCTCCACCACCCAGCGGTCACTCAGCTCCTGCTCCGGGTCAGCCTCCGGATTGCCCGCAACGAAATTCACCGCATCCAGAAAACGGGCATACACCCGGTGGCGGACCACCGTGGCCCCCACCAGACTCTGCAGGTCTTCCGCCATCCCGGTGACCAGACCGAACAGATTGGACACCGTCAGCAACGGTCTGGCACTGCTGCCCTTCCCGCTCATCTCAAAACCGCTGCCGTCAATCGGGTATGCCTGATATTGCCGCCCCTGCCAGGTGACCGGCTCCCCTTTTTCATTCAGCTCATTGCAGAAAAAATACCGCTCACCGCCCTGCACCGTCAGGTCGATTTCCCAGAGCACCACCCGCGGTGACTGCTCTGATTTAACCGACTCGTTCAGACTTTCTTCGTGAATATCCTGCATATATCCGCCCATAAAAAAGGGGCGCAGACGCGCCCCGAACAATAAAAGTCCAATTTAAAATAAAACCAATAAAGGTAATAACAGAAAGTTAAATCAGCACATGCCAGATGGCAATTGCTGATCGCAGTGACCAATGAAAACTGTGTTTTCATTGATACAGGCCGCCTGTAAGGGCAGACGGCCCGTATTTATTAACTTATCAGCAATAATCAGAACTGATAAGTCATACCCACAGCAACGATATTATCTGTCGCAACACCGGCTTTCCGGGTAAATTCACTTTCATCAATCAGGTTAATTTTATAATCAACATAGGTGGACATATTCTTGTTAAAGTAATAAGCCGCACCGACATCAATATATTTAACCAGATCCTGATCGCCATGATTCACACCACCAACCATAACATCCTGTCCGCGGGACTGAAGGTAGGCCAGGGACGGGCGCAGACCAAAATCAAACTGATACTGAACAACAGCTTCGATATTCTGAGCTTTATCCGCAACACCTTGATCACCAAAGGTCGTCATATTCTGGGTTTCAGAATACACTGCTGCCAGATACAGGTTATTGGCATCATATTTAAGACCAGTTCCCCAGAATTCAGCATGTTTACCTTTTGCCACACTACCTGAGTCAACTGTTTTTTCTCCAACCTTTTTACCTGATTCAGGATCAAGAACATCTTCAGTACCGTTCAACCCCTGAACCTGCTTATCGGTACGATCTGACTTGGTATACGCAGCCACAAAACCAAAACCATCAAGCTCATAGCTGGCCGAGAAACCATACCCGTCGCCATTAGCCTTCTGAAGATCATCACGCTCATTTTTGCCCTGATACTGCGCCGCAAAATTCAGACCATCGACCAGCCCGAAGAAGTCTGTATTACGGTAAGTCAGGACACCGGAAGTTCGGGCCGTCATAAAGTTATCGGTCTGCGTCCAGGTATCACCACCAAACCCTGGCAGTACGTCAGTATATGATCCGACATCGTAAGCAATACCGAAGTTACGTCCGTAATCAACGGTACCAACATCTGCAAATTTCAGACCTGCAAATGCCAGACGGGTTTTATTTCCCGCGGAACCTTCAGATTCCGTTTTGTTACCAGAGAACTGGTATTCCCACTGACCAAATCCGGTCAGTTGATCATTAATCTGCGTTTCGCCTTTAAAGCCGAGCCGAGTATAAGTCTGGTCTCCGTCATTACCTTTATCATTCGAGAAGTAATGCCGAGCGGTTGCACGCCCGTAAAGATCCAGTTTATTACCATCTTTATTATAAACTTCTGCTGCCTGCGCCCCCGCAGCAAACATCACTGCCACTGCTACAGCAGAAAGTGCCACTGTCATTTTTTTCATGATTTAATCCTTAATTTAAACTGAACTATTCATGCATTTAGATGTCATGAACAAAAATTAAAATATTTTAATACAAATTCTTAGTTCAATTTATATTACGTAACAAAATGTAAATACAAGATCGATTTCGCACTTTCTGACAAGACAGATTAAAAATAATTAGCAACAAAACAATAAAGAGTGATTTATAGGATAATTCTCATCTGACCACCTGCTCTATCGTGCAACTGAAATCACTGTACCGGGCATTATCCGTGACACTCCACTCACGGCACACCACCCTCACCGTCCGGTTATGTTTCGGCGGTCGCCACAAAAAGGCACGGTAACCACCATGCCAGGATAAAAATTCATCCAGCCAGCGCCGGGTTGACTCATCCGTCACCCGGAACACCGCCTGAAACGTCTTCAGTTGAGGATTCAGCCCTGTGGGGCGACGCTGTTCATAACCGTCACCAAACCGTACCCTCGCCACCGACGGTTTCTCACTCACCTGCATCCCTTCACGCGGGACCAGATGCAGCGTTTTTATCTCAGCCACTCAGCATTCCTCCGTCACGTCGCATGGACAGCATCACCGCCTGCACCCGCTGGTCAATCAGTTGCACAAGGCTGCCTGCCGCCTCCGGCCCTATCTGGCCATTAGTCCCGTCATTCTGAATGGCGATATGGTAGACCGGGGAATACACCAGGCCCGCACTGCCGTACATACTACCCACCGCGCGCACACCCAGCGAGCCATCCGCCGCCCGCGTCAGGGGCATAATGGCTTCAGGTCCGGCCTCCCCCATCAGCCCGGCCCCTTTTGCAAAGGCAAAGTACGTGGGCGTATCCACAATACTGTTGCTGTACGCACTCAGGTTTGCCGAGGTATACACGCCGCCTTTTGCATTGGCCACCGCCCCGCCCAGCCAGTCACCAATGCTGCCGAGAAATCCTCCCGCACCGGACATACCGTTTGCCGCCGTCTTAATTCCGTTGACAATCGCGGCATTCATAAGAACTTTTGATATTTCCTGCAGCACTGATGAGGCCCAGCTGCGCCATTCCACTTTATTTCCGTTCAGCATCTCCGTGATGTTATTCACCATCCCTGAGATACCCTCCGTCGCAAGCTGTGCTGCCTGTGAGGCGTAATAGGACGCATTATCCACCCAGTTACTGAATCCCTCCTGCAGCCCTTTCTGCCAGTCCGCACGCTGCACATCCGATTCGGCATAAAAGGCTTCCTGCTCTTTCAGACGTTCACTCAGATACTGTGCATTCTGCGCCAGCGCCTGTCTGTAAAAATCCTCACTGATATCCCCGGTCTGATACTGAGACTGAAGGTCCGCATCCTTCTGGCGGAAGCTGTCGCGGATCTGCTGCAACTCCCGCATGCGTTCCCTGGCTCGTTCTCCCTGCCCGTACCCCAGCAGTTCGGCTTCATTTGATGCACGCGCAGCCGCATTCTCATTCTTCAGGGTCTCTTCCCGGGATCGCAACTGTTCCCGGATTTTTTGCTGGTCAATCAGGGCCGCGTTACGCAGCAGCTCCTGCTTCTGTATCTCCGACAGGGTTTTCAGTTCGCCCTGCGCAGTCTGGTACTTCAGCTTCGTCAGTTCTGTATTCTGACCCGCCAGTGCCAGTTGCTCTTTCTGCTGCTTCAGTAGCCGGGAAAAACTGTCTTCCGCTTTTTCCGTCTCTGATTTTCCACCCCGGGATTTGGGTTTATTCGCCTCGTTATTGCGCCAGGCTTCCAGGGCATTACTGATATAACGTTGTCTCGCCTCCTGATACGG